CTGAAACTTCTACTCCTGGTGATGTTAATGCCATTTTTCGTATTCTCCTTGCAAGTTACGTATATACTAGAGTTATTTATTCAATCATACGGTTTTGCTGACATAATTTACCGTTTTCGAGGTGCCTATATAGGTGACGTAAATACACACATGCAGTACAGAGACAGACCGTTATGTAAGGAGTGCAAGACCAAGCCCAGGGCCTATGCTTATAAAAGATATGGTAGGATATATTGGCGTAGTCGGTGTGACACTTGTATCAGGAAAAAAGCCGGCAAGCGTGTTGGTGGTGTGACTGCGTTGCAACGTTCAGGATACAAGAAGCACAAGAAGTGTGAACTGTGTGGATTCAAGGCACAAGCACAGGCTCAGTTGGATGTGTTGTTTGTGGATGGGAATCTGAGGAATACTAATGCTGTCAATCTAAAAACTGTTTGCGCCAATTGCCAACGGTTGGGTAGCACCCGTAGACTCGGTTGGCGTGTGGGTGATCTTGTCGCTGACGATTAGGTCGTCTATTTTTGAATGTAAATCTTCCAACGTTCCGTCATTGGTGATCAGGTGATCGTACTCTGATTTAGCCCAAGCATACTCGGACAANTGTACATTTTTAGGTACAACATTTCCTTCGACGTAGTCNGTAAACCAGTCNGGATCTTGTCCNCTTTTTACTAGTAAGATTGATCCACCCATTTCTCGTATTATCTTTATTTCGTTTTCAAATCTTGTGTCTGCAATCACAGTGGGTTNGCCGTCATATCTAGCCATGCAACTGTCTATCCATATTGAGTCATGCATGCCTTGGCGCATCACTTCTGTGCCAAAATATTGTAAGACCCAACGTGGGGTCACATCCTTGCCAAATCGTTTGCTCCAGAAAACATCCGGCTTTTCTCTCCATGCTCTACTCTGCTCTGTTTTGCCTTCTAGCATCTCTCTGTCCCAATTGAACATGGAACTGACAGCATCTTTCAGACTTCTTGCAAATGAATCTTTACGGAAATTGTGTTTCTGTTCTAGTCTATCTGAGACTGTGCCTTTACCAGAACCTATTAAACCTACTACGCCTATCAACATTGTACTATTATACTATTTTTTTAAACGTTTTTCAATCTCTTTTTTGACCTCGTGTATCTGCGTCAATACCAGTCTACGCATACTCAGTTTCTTTTCTTTCAGGGCATGTATGGACATGTTCTCTAGGTCATCCACTATGTCTGTTAGTTCTTCTAAGGTGCATTTAGGAAGTTTTTTGTATCTGGAATCTATCATGATATTTGTATTTAAAATTATTTTTGGTAAAGGAATATGGTATTAGAAGTTAACCGATAACAAAACTGTGTGGTGTGCCACCCTCTTGGAAATTGCCTATCTCGGATTCTAATCTTTCCATCTCGGTATTTCCTTCGCTCTTCAGTGCGTCACCGTTCAGTGTGGTGCCACCTTGTGGACCTGCTATTGTGTTGAACTTGCCTCTTGCTTCACCCAGCATGACTTTGGACACTGCGAGAGTGTAATCCCTGATCCAAGGTTTGGAATAGATGTCCTTGAACAGGGTTATGTCCGGTCTGAAGTTGTCCGTGTGCATGAGCACTGTTTCGTCGTCGGCTCTTGGCCTTTGTGTGATCGTCAATTTTTTAGTGGCGACATCAAAATGGAATTGTATGAAACTCCCAAACATTTTTCCTACTAATTCTTGGTATGATGCGAATGCATAGTAAGTGGCCAATCCGCCAGTTGCTCCTGCTCTTAGCAAATACGTGTTCGTGTAGGCCAGGTTGAAAGGTTCGAACAATGTTCCACCTTCGCCACCCTCGGATCTTGATCCAACAGATCTTCTGTTTAAGTTCCTCACATTGATCACTTCATCTGGTAGGATATAACTGTTTTGATTTTTCTTTAAAGTAAGAAAAGCATAAGATTCTTCCACTGCATTTGAGGATCTCTGTCTAAATTTGTTTACNGCTCTTTCCAGTGCCGTTTGATAGTGTTTTGGGTCTAATTCAACGTCTATCATGCCATCACCTAGATTGGTTTTGACGTAATCAAATATCTCTTGTTGTCCTGTTTGTAGTTCTGACATACTCATATTTATAGTCATTGCCTAGGCAATAAATATGTATGATATGCCAAGATTATCTATTTTTAAGCCTGAAAAGGGCAATGACTACAAGTTCTTCGATCGCAACATCAAAGAGATGTTTCAGGTGGGTGGGACTGATCTACACCTACACAAATACCTAGGACCATACGATCAGGGAGACACAAACAAGGATGGAGCGGCATCTCCCAGCCAACCTAGAGTGACTGGGAGTGATCTTAACGAAACAACCATACAAGATTTGCTGTTTTTAGAAAACAGAGACAGGAAGTATTCTAGTGATATCTACACTGTTCGTGGAATATACAACGTGCAAGATGCAGACTTTAATCTATCGCAGTTTGGCATGTTCTTACAGAATGACACATTGTTCTTGACTGTTCATTTGAATGACATTGTAGAAAGAATCGGAAGGAAGCCAATGAGTGGAGACGTACTCGAATTTCCGCACATGAAGGAAGATTATTCGTTAGATGAGAGTGTNCCTATAGCACTGAAAAGATACTATGTGGTTGAAGATGTNAANAGNGCNGCAGAAGGATTNTCGCAGACTTGGTGGCCACACTTATTAAGATTAAAAATGAAAACACTAGTTGACTCTCAGGAATTTAGAGATGTAATCGGTGACGCGACAACAGAAGGTTCTGTGGCCAGTTACATGAGTACATACAACAGAGAAAAAACCATCAATGATCAAGTGGTTGCACAGGCAGAACAAGACGCACCTAAGGCAGGATTCAATTACAAACAATATTATGTAGCACCGATAGATGAAAGAGGAAACATACGTACCGAAAATGTTAACACAGAAGAGCAAAGGGCCAGCAGTGATGCCACTGTAAATGCAACAATAGATACGCCGGCAAGTTCTCACTATGGTTTCTATCTGGATGGCGACGGTGTTGCACCTAACGGAAACCCTGCTGGTTTTGGAATATCTTTCCCAACGTCGGGTGTGGATACAGGAGACTACTTCCTAAGGACAGACTTCTTACCAAACAGATTATTCCGTTATGATGGAGCCAGATGGGTTAAAATAGAGGACAGTGTGAGAATAACTACAACTAACAATGATTCTAGAAGCAACTACAAAACAAGTTTTGTAAACAACACAACAGAATCGACTATAAATGGTTTAACAGTAACACAAAGACAGTCATTGGCAGATGCTCTGAAACCAAAGGCTGACAATTAATGCTACATTTTTACGAAGGACAGGTTAGGAAATTTCTCACTCAATTCATTAGGATCTTGAGTAATTTTTCTGTAGAGACAGGAAGGGGTAAAGATGATTCTATAAGTTTAAGGGCAGTGCCTGTTGTATACGGAGACCCAACAAGACAGGTAGCAAACATCATAAGGAACAACAGTGAAAATGCATTGAACTATGCCCCTAAAATTGCGTGTTATGTAAGGGAATTGAATTACGATAGGGAAAGGATGCAAAATCCTTATCACATAGAAAAGCAACACCTGAGGGAAAGAGGCATAGATGCGGACGGCAACTATACAAACGAATTGGGTGCAGGATACACAGTTGAGAAAGTCATGCCTTCGCCTTTCAGATTACAAGTCACAGCAGATATTTTCTCATCAAACACAGATCAAAAATTACAGATAATGGAACAGATATTATACTTGTTCAATCCCGACTTCGAGATACAGAAAACTGACAACTACATCGATTGGACCAGTTTAAGTTACGTAGAACTTGAGGGGATAACATTCAGCTCAAGGACAATTCCGGTTGGTGCTGACACTGAGATAGATGTTGCAACATTAAATTTCTCAATGCCGATATGGTTATCACCACCTGTAAAAGTCAAGAAATTAGGTGTTGTACAGAAGATCATAATGAGCATATACGACGACGATGGCGGAATAGCCAAAGGATTAATAGATGGCGAATTAGTGTCAAAAAGTTTTATAACACCAAACAATTTTGGATTGTTGGTCACAGGAAATCAATTGAGATTGCTAGGTTCAACGGGTGTAAATGTCAAATCA